CTGTAGTCTGAACTAAATTAAAAGTATCATCTGGCAAATCGCCTGTTTGCAATTGCGTTACACTTGAGATAGTGTTGTTTAAATTGGGTTTCAATCCTACAACATAATTCAAAGGCATAATTCGTATTTTACCAATATCAAAATTATTTCTTGAATAGGTAATATCATCGAACTGCTCAAAGTTACTTTCTAAATTCGCTACGCCTGTGTGCTTAATATTTATATAGGCTTCGTTCGAAACGCCTCCGTTAGTGTCAATTGCTTGAATGTACAAAGAATCAGTATTCGTATCCGGTACGGTGTCGGTTAGCTTATTAGCTAATATCTTTATACTTACAAGGTCTGCAATCGCAAAGGCTTGAGGCAAAGTATTTGCAGGCACTTCTACATCGTTGACAAAGAGCGTATTTTCGTCTTGGTCGTAACTTTTAAAGATAATAACGTCCCAGGCGTATTCGTTCGGAGGCATTGGGTACATACTCAATAAGAAATTAAGCGGAAATACTGCCTTTTCTTTGAAGTCCAAAAAGACCGAATTGAAATTATTTAGTGAAGGGCTCGGTACTTTACGCTTTTTAATAAGCATTGCCTTAATGCTTATTTGGTCTTCTTTAGTTGAGAAGTTAACCTCAAGAGGAATCCAATAACTGCTTAACTGCTCAACAAAAAATACCTTAGTTAGCGAGAAAGTCGCTGCTAAAATAGCATCGTAGCGCATAACCAAATTAGTCACCAAAGGCGTTAGTATAAAATCACTATAGCTTTTATGGAAGTCATTAAAAACGGTAAGCATACTTACTGAAACCGCCTTATAAGACGATACGAAGTTAGGCATTCCGTTTGCATATATTTTCGTATTGACTAAAGTGCTACTTATTTTATAAATTCGTACCGCTGAGGCTTCACCTGTCGCCCCGTTGGCCCTTAGCTCGATAGTGTCATCGTCTTGAACGTCGGAATCGTCAAACGTAAGCAAGCTACCAGCCCCAAAAGCACTCGATAGGTAAGTTGCTTTGTCTTGACTGGATAGGTTGTTAGGGAAAAACGAATTAAACAACGTGCCGGAGTCCGAATAGGTCATCTCGTTACGCTTTGCTAACTTGCTTTGGAATGTATAATCGGTATAATTTACAAAATATTTCGAATAATCAACATAACTATTTTTGTAGTTCTCGAGGTTGGTCCACTTATTGACTACAACGGTTTTATAGGTGTCATCTACTTCGGCATAACAATTGAAAAAAGCAAGCGTTTGACTTAAGAAGTCGAAAGCGTTTAGCGTTGTTTCGAAAGTGGGTGTGAACCCTTCACCTGTTGAGTATATTTGATATACTCCTTGGTTAGGTGCAACGTAGTACTCGCTCACGTCGTTATTAGCTACAAAGAAGTCACCAAAAACGCTGTAGTTGTTTTGGGTAAATATCAATTTAATTAGCTCTTGCAATTGGATCAAAAGAGGCATCTCCTCAATTACGTATAAACCGCTTTTTTCTTGGGTCTCTACTAAAGCCGTTCTCGAGGTTACCCCTTCGGACTTATTTACGAAGTCACCAATTGTCTTTTTATATAAAAAGCCCGCTGTAATAGCGTTTAAGTACTGCTCTTTAAGTTTTACCACTAAAGCGTTGTCGCTATAAAGCAAATACGTTTCAATCTTTGTAAGCGACTCCTTTTGAATCTTTAAGGTTTGGTTTCTTAGGTTAATCGATCCGTTCAAAACAACGTCGACGGTGTAACCGTTCATTAAACTTGCCACTTTGTTAGTAGGCAAATCGAATAAATCTAAAAGCTTTTTATTGTTTGCGGTTTTATCCAATGAAATAGTGTTCGAGTACGCATAACGTTCTTGAATACCATTTAAGTTTTGCGACTTCTTGAAGGTAATAACCTGCGTCGGGTTAATATCGAGGCGAAAGCCTTTGCGGAATATTTCGATCATTTGATAAAATTATATATTTCTTCAAAAAGCCAGCCTGTTAAATACGCTTGAGCCTCGTCGTTTACTCTGTCAAGTTCTTGCCCGCAATCTAAAAAGATATAATTAACTAAATGTACAACCTCGTGAGCGATTAAGCCACAATGTAAGCCCTCGAAAGCTACGACGTAAGACCTATTTTTGTTTTCATCTTTAATCGTAACCGCCCCATAACCGCTCAGGTCTTTAGTTTTATACTTATTTTGAACGTAGCTAAGATTGTTGTCTAAAATTATAATCAACTCCCCCGTATATATTGGTAATTTAAGCGTTCTTTTGCGCATAGCTTATAAACTTATTCCGTTTTCGTTTGCAATATTTACGGTTAACGTGTATTCGAAGTCAAACTTTCTTAAATTGAAAGAGCCTGATACTTCACACTCACGAAAACCGCTTGGTAAAAGTACTTCAATTTTCGGAGATCGTAACAACTCAAGAAAGGTTTCTTTTAATTCAATTTGCTTTGTGCCGGTTAAACTCATTTGCTGGGTGAAGTTTCCCTCTCGTTGCAATCGAGTACTTTGTCCATCCTGTTGGTTATAAAAGTTATTATTTATAAATTCCGTTTTACCTCGGTTCCCTGTTTGCGCTTCTTTTTGCGTATAAAAATAGCAATACCCCCCATAAGAGGTGAAGTAGCGAAATTGCAAAGTGTCTTCGCAATCCTCCGCTTTGTACTTAATACCATAAACGGGAATATCCGGATTGTTTAAAGATGTCGTAATCAATGAAGGTAAAACCATCGAGGCTATTTGCGTGTCAAGTATATCGACCGTAGCAACTCCCGTAATAGGTGTTAGTGGCGATGTAATCCCGTTGACTGAAACCAAAGAACCTGGAGCCGAAACAAGCTCGCCAACAAATAAACTCAAAGTGTTATCGAAGCCCTCTGCGAACTCTATGTATCTTGGGCTCATGTGGTTGATTTTAGTTAAATCCTTTTGGGTTTTAACGGCTTCGCTTATTTGGCTTATCCCTAAAGTAGGGTAAAAGCCGTCTGCGTCTGTCTCGTTGTCGCTCGGTGTTTGCTCGGCAAATACAAAAGTGGTATCAAAAATATAACCGCTATCGAATACGAACTCATCCGCAAAAATCTCCGCACCATTTTCAGCATGAACCGAAACGCCGATAGTAAATCTCTCTATAGTGAATTGCTTATTACTTGATTCGAATTGAAAGCCGAAGTTATCGAGCATCAAAGCTTTTAAATACCCTGATACGTCAATTCTAAATACCCCGCTTTCGTACTTAGGTAAAATGTTTTTGATCGTGTAGCGTCTTGTCGTGTATAAAGACTGCATTTCTAAATCAGCTACGAGGTCGTTAGGGTTTACGCCTAAGTCTTCATCTGAGGTAAATTCGAATATAGCAGGCTCGTTAACATTGAAGAATTTTAACGGTTGTTTTTGAAAAGTAATTGCCATTGCTCTTTTATTTTAATTTTTAAGTCTGGTGTCGCTAATTCAATCACCTGTTTAAACGCTTCATTGTTAATCGAGTCCGTAACTATGTTTGATCCCCCTTGACGAAACCACGTCGTACCGTTTGCTATTATTGAGTTTCTTACCGCATATGGGTTTAAGTCTAAACCTTTGGCAGCAAGCCACGTTTTAATCTCTTCAATCTCTGGGTAGGGTTTTTCGTCTGGCGCAATACCATCATTCAAACCCACTATGTAATCGAGTGCAAATATCTCAATCGTTATTTGCTCAAGTAATTCCTTTTTCTCAAAGCGTATAGAGTTGTAAAGCGCACGTGTCGCCACCATGTCGTTATCGACTATCGCTTGTTTGAGCTTGTCGATTATTACGATTTGTACCGCTTCGTCGATTGTCATTTTAGCGGGAAGCAGTATAAAAGTTCTCGTATTATGAAAAACGCAGAGGCTACCCTTACCACCTCAATTAAAATCGACGCTGTTAATTTCCCTACTATCTTTGCCATAAATCTTAAATTGTTACTGTAAAATTAATCTCAACCCCGCTATAATTAACCGAAGGCATCATAGTATTTACGTTCCACACTGGGCGACAACGTATTGACTCGATAAGGTAATCACAACAAGTAAAATAGCTTTTAAAGGTATTGATAAAATCGAGCGTTAAAAGCTCTTTAGTTATTAAGTCAAATTGTCCCGGAATTGTATCGACTGTCTCTACTTCTTGTCGTGCGTCCGAAGGGGTTGCGATAGTAAGCATACAGTCGTAACTCATCTGAGCGTATCGATTACGTGAGTTATTAGCGATTGGACCATAAGAAAGCACCCTATTAACTCCGAAGTATAAACCACTTGCGGGTTGTAGTTGAGAGCCTGCTACGTCTGTCTCCACGTACAACAAATCATTAAACATAAAAATATTAGCCAGCACCTCGTCGGGAGTTGTGGCTAATACGCAAGAGAAAGTTTCGTCAATTGGTTTTAAGATTGGCATAAGTTAATTATAAATATGATCAAAAGCGATACCAAAACAAACAAAGCTAATTAGCCCTAAACTTATTAAGATAAGAAAAACCGCTGCCTCATCTAAGATTTTCTCAAACATAGCTATTTAGTTTTTTGATTGTTAAAAGTATTGAAATTATCTAACTTAACTGCAAATATATCGAAAAGAATTGTATAAAAGTTAAATAGTTTTCTTTTATTATAATCTTGCTCGTTATAGTCATCGGCTATTTGCTTTTTATCCGCCCAATATTTGACGTAATAATACGCTTGTAAGAGATCGTTTGAGATTCCGCCCTTGTTGGGTATGTTGTAGGAACTATTAACCTCCTCTACTAAAGCGCTAAGGTTGATAATAGCTCTTTCGAACTTATACGCAAAGGCTTTTTCTCGAATTGAAAAGTATTTACCCTTAGGATTATCAAAGTTTAAACGTTTTTTGAAGTCTTCGAAAACCTCATCGATAGGTTTTTGCTTTAACTCCATCCAATCGAAGGCGTTAACCTCTGCCATAATGTCGTCAATACTTATCCCGATAACAAGGTTCTTGCAATAAAAGTCCTCATTGCTTAAGATTATATTTTCGTCTTTATTTTTCATTTAAATAATATAAAAAGCCCTAAGCTTATGTAGTTTATTAAATGAAAAACAAGTATTACCCAAAGAGCTGTATTTCTTAATTCTGTTTTCATAAGCTTAAAAGTATTAAAGTTATTAAGCTAATAGCCAAAGATACTATTAAGAATTTCGCTATTTTGATGTAAAGAAAAGTTCTGTTTGGTCGTTGCTTAGCTGTCATCTTGCTTTCACATTTACCTTCACAAAAGCGGTAGCCTCCTAAGCCTACGCTACATTTAGAACATCTTTTAACTGGGTGCTGTTTAGTTGCCATCTTGCTTAGTTTTTTGTTTGTCTAGCCAATTCGCTACGTCTGCATCGCTCACCTGCGCCAATCGGTCCGGGAGGTCCATAGGGTGCGTGATTTTTACCTGTCTATCTTTACGATCTTTGGATACTAGGAAGTTACCGAAAGCGATTAAATCTTTTTTGTTGAAGTACGTTACCATTTTCTTTAGTTTTCATGGATTAATAATAGCAAAGATATAAAAAAATATCTTACCCCCAACCTCCTGCGGGTTTTATTTCGAAAATCATGCGCATTAATAAACTATCAAAGAAATCTGGAGACTTCCCTGTGCGCTCCTTGTGTTTGCTTTTCTTCTCAAGGCGTATTTTTCCCTCGTCGTCAAGTGGTTCTCTGCAAATGTTCTCTAAATCCGCTATGATTTGTTTACGATAGGTTTGATCCTTTATGTAAATTTGGTCTGACTCGACAAGCTCTTTAAGTTTAAAGGCGCACTCGGCTTTTAGGTTGCCATAGTTTTTGCCTTTTAGCGGTGCAGCATTATTGTTAAATGCTTTTGCAGCAGTTAACTTTTTAAGGCTGTTAGCGGTGAACTTCCGAAGCCCATCCGCATCGTAAACGATATTCGAGTAGGGTACTCTGTCCTCCTCTGCCCATAGAATAATCTGATTACCGATTGCAACCTCATCGATTTTATCTATACATCTAACTTTCTCAATTACTAATCCAGCCCACGTAGTCGCCACGAATGTGTCTGCGCCTAAATACGCGATGTCTAAAGATAAATAGCGCTTTGGCCCAGCTTCAACAAAAGAGTTCGTAAAAAGGTTGCATATATTGTCGTAGCTTGGTAGTAGGGCGTAAGGGTTGCTTTCATAATCCCAATTACCGTGTAAGAGTCTTTGCTTCGCCACCTCATCGAGAATGTTTTCTAAGTGCTCAATGTACCCGCTTGGAAGCATACGGTTGTCTTGAGGCAAGGCTTGTATAAAGCTCTTATCTATTGCAAGCGTGCCGTCTTTATGCGGGTTGTAGTATTTTGAATAAAGGTAATTTTTCTTAGGGTTGCAGGTCTGTAAAAGCTTTCCGGGAAGGTTGTACTCGTCGTTTTTCCACCTACCTACTGAGGCAAATAAGTTAGTCATTGCGGCCTCTTCAAACTCTCCCGCCTCTTCGATCCAGCCCCGTGTCATTTGCATCGAACCGAAACGCTCGAAAAGTGGATCACTTGGAAGGGTCGCAGCATCGAGCAAGAAAAGCTTTGAGCCGTTGTGGAATTGAAAAAAGCTATCTTGGCCGTTGTATTTGTAGTATTGCTCACTAATACCCCAGTTCTTAAAAACCTCGTGGATTGAGGGTATTGTGTGCTTTCTAAGGTCGTTTAATTTCTTACGAGCGATAAAGGTGTGTATTCCCGGATACATAAGGCAATCGCCAATCATCAAAGAGCATCCGAGGTAAGACTTTCCAGAGCCTTTAGAGCCTCCGTAAACGATATCCTTTGTATGCTTATTAGCCCAGAGCCTATAAACTTCTTTTTGCTTTTCGTTGCCGTGGCTGTTGAAAGTTAAAAACATTACTCGACAACTATTCCGGTTATTTGCTTAAGAGGTTCGCCCCCAGAGGTTATATCTTTTTTAATCGGGGCATACTCTCCGTCCATTTTGTTTAATTCCGCAATAGCTGCTTTTCTATCTGCCCAAGCGGGTACGACGTCAACCTCTTGGATCACTCCATCACAAACTATGTGTTTTACTAACGGAATTTCACCTTTGGCTATTTGCGTCAAAATCTCCATACGCTCGTGCTTGGTTAAAATAGCCTTTTTAAGGGCTTCTTTTTTTCCTTCGAGTCTTAGTTCGTCAAAAGCGTTTTGAGTCCTTAGGTTTAAATCAGCGAAGCGAGAGAGTGCTTCTTGCCAGTAACGGTCAAACGTTCGAGTGCTCGTTTGCCATTTCTTGCCAATTAAGTCCAAACAATCAGCTCTATCAATTCCGAAGTCTAGCTCGGAAAGAATGTCGCCTATTATCTTTTCTTTGTTTGGGTTAATCTTAGCCATGCCACAAAACTACAAAACTATTTTACATTTCAATCAAATAAACAAAGAAATTTGCAGTGTTTATCTTTAAGTATCTACAAATCAACGTATTAACTTATCACGCAAATAGGCAAGAAGCAGAATAAATTCTTTGTTTACGCTCTTAGCCGTGACTCTCATTGGGTTTAATCCAAAAAGTAAACAAAGAAACAATAAACAACACTGACTTTGAAGGGACGGGGGAACAAATTCCACAGGTTCCTTACGCGTATTATATTACACGTATTATTATATATTTATTATTATTATATATTTATATAATATTTATTGTTTATTGTTTACAATAGTAGCTTAGACCTTATAAACATTGATACTTTTGTGTAAACAAAGATTGTTGCTTTTTGTTTACTTTGTAGCCCTTTTAAGCTAATTTGTAAGTATTTATAGGCAAGATTAGTTTTTAGTAATTTTGTTGATTTGATGTGTAAAAATGCAAAAAGCCCAAATATAAGTTTGGGCTTAGTATTGTTTACTTTGTTTACATTTGCGTTTAAGTCAATAACCGCAGTGCTTCACAAGTAAACAACCATTGTTTACTTTGCTTTTTATTGTTTACAGGCTATTTTGTGAAATGCTGCTGCCCTTTTTGCGTTATCGGCTAAATAAATGTTATTCATTTGCGCCATCCAAGCATAAAATCTTTCTACGTTTGTCTCTTTTTTCATCTTAGTTTTTATTTTAATAGGTTAATATCGTATGCGCTTGGAATCCTTTGTTTGAGTATAAGCCTTGCGCTTGCTTCGCTCAGTGCCTCGATTACAATCGTGTCGCAATCTTTTTCGTTATCGCCGTAACGTCGCCAATAAAAGAACTTAAACTATTTCATTAGATTTCATTATCTTTTTGAGCTCATTAAATATCTCTAAAGGCGCTGAAGTACTGTATAGCTCTCTTTCAGACCCTATAAGCCTTATCTCGCTTTTATTTAACTTGCCCTCTTTTCGAGAAATTGTCTCGATTAACTGAATATCTATAACATGGTGTGAGTCTTCTATCGCCGGTACAATTATGAATTGTTTCATTTTGTCTATGTTTTAAATTAGATTTCAAAGATATAAAACTTATTTCTATATAAAAAATATTTATATGTTTATTTTAAATATTTCGCTATTTTGGCTTTTACCGCTTGCATAAGAAGCTCTTGCGTGTCACGCTTTCCGTCGAGCGTTCTTACTACTGTTTCGTCCTCTGTGCCTTGCGCAATCAAATGATTAATAACAACACTACTCTTTTGCCCTTGGCGGTGCAAACGGGCGTTAAACTGTTGGTAAAGCTCTAAGCTCCAATTCAAACTAAACCAAAGAACTATAGAGCCTCCCGCTTGTAGGTTCAAACCGTGTCCCGCACTTGCAGGGTGCGCAAGCATTACTTGGATCTCGCCTTTGTTCCATCTTAGTATATCGGCATCGGTTGTAAGCTTTACCGGCTTGTATTTCTTTAATCGGACTAAGAGCCTTTCGAGTTCATGCTTGTACGTGTAAGCGATTAAAACGGGCTGACCGTTGGCACTCTCGATAATATCCTCCGCAGCGTCGAGCTTCAAGTCGTGCACCTCGCGCCAGTTCTTCTCAGCATCGTAAACGGCACCGCCTGCAAACTGTAAAAGCTTATTCGATAAACCCGCAGCGTTCATAGCCGTAATCTCTTCCACGTCTTCAAACATTTCGAGCACCATGTCACGCTCGAATATTTCGTAACGCTTCTTTACTTCGGGCGGGAAGTCAATAGCAATAAAGTTATCTATGCGCTCCGGGAGGTGCAAATAATCCTCTGACTTCATCGAAATACAAATATCTTTGATTTTATTGTGTATGCGTTCGTCGGAGTCAATCTGTGGATCGTAACCAAAACCGTTGTAACTTTTCCGAAAATAGTTATCCCGGTAAAAGGTTATTGTCTTACCAAGCCTGTCACCTCTATCGAGTAGATAGATTTGAGCCCATAAGTCAATAAGGCTATTTGGTGCAGGTGTTCCTGTAAGCAGGACAACCCGACTAAACGAGGGCTGCACACGCTTCAAGGCTTTGAATCGCATTGATGCGTGGTTCTTAAACGAACTGCTCTCATCGATAACAAGCATATCAAACGGAAGCATACCTCCTCCGTATAAACCACACAACCACGCCACGTTGTCACGCCCTATGGTGTAAATGTCTGCTTTGACTGCTAAGGCTGCTTTTCGCTTCTTTGCGTCACCGATTACCTTAGAGACTTTTAAGTGCTTCAAATGCTCCCACTTCTCAACCTCTTGAGCCCATACGGACTCAGCCACACGCCGAGGGGCGATAACAAGCACTTTGCTTATATCCATGTATTTGTATATTAATATATCGATAGCTGTGAGCGTTGTTGTCGTTTTCCCGAGGCCCATTTCTTTTAGGAGAGCGCAATGCGTGTTATCTATGATGTGGGCGACTCCTGTGTGTTGATACCCATGTAAGTTAGTTTCGTTTAGCATTAGTAAAGGTCGTTAAAAATGAATAGTTTCTCGGTAGCCTCGATTGATCCTTGCGCACTTAAGTTAGACGCTATTTTTTTCTCCCATACACAAATAAAGTCCTCTGGGGCGTTATACTCTGATACAAAAACGCTGTGCCCTTCTAGGCTTTTAGTTCGAACCCACCCCCAAAATTCAGCATGATTAAACCCGTCTTTGTAGGGCTCTGTACCTTCGTAAGGTGGGTCGCAATAAATAATACTATTTTTAGGTATATCTAAATATTGATACCCTTGGTTAATTAAAAGTGCCCCTTGCAAGCCCTGAGTTTGCGCCAAAGCGTTGTTTTTAGCCCTTCTCGAAACATTCCTTTCGTTTTCCTCTTTTGTGTATTTCTTATCTCTCGCAAATCCTCGAAACCACTTACCCGCAAAGCTATGGGTGAATCCGACGAACCCGGCTAAAGCCTCCTTTTTATACTCACCTGTTAAAGGTAGGTGCTTAAATATTTTTAGCTCTTGGTAATATTCTTCGCTCACGTGGTCGGGTAAACTTTCAGGGTTGTCTCTTATAAGTTTTAACGCTTCAATCACAAAAGGGTTAAGGTCTGCACCGATTCTAAAACCCTCGACTTTATCAATTAAATTACCTCCTCCGACCATAGTCTCAACATAACATTGATTTGGTTTTCGGTCTTTTAAAATAATAGGCAATATCTCTTTTGCGATTCTATTTTTTGAGCCCATGTAAACCATTAGCGGTAATTATTTATAAAATTATTAATCCCCTCTTTGCTATCCAAGACCTCAACTCGAAAACCTAACTTCATCAAAGCTTTATGTACTGCCAATTGTTTAGGCGTTGCTTTCTTGCCTGTTGTCTTCACCTCCACAAAAGCAACCACGCCACCCGGTAATAAGATAAGGCGGTCGGGAAGTCCTGTGACTAATCCCGATAGCAGTTTAACCGCCCAGCCTCCTAAGCTTTTAACCTCTGATACTAAATACTTCTCAAGTACTTTCTCTGATTCGATCATAACTATTTTAGTTTTTCTCTTATTTCAGAAAGGTTAACTGCTAAAGCAGTACTTGTCTTAATCGATAGATGTTTGCTTGCTTCAGGGAAACTTTCGTTTATCCTTTTGAAAGTTCTAAGGCTATTTAAAGCTATCTCGATTTCGCTCCTTAGTTTTTTAAGTTCAGCTCTTTTGGAATCTTCCGTATTTAAAAGCTTTAGTAGTTTTTCGGCTTCTTTAGGTTCGGGGCTGTACGTTCTTTTTGAACAAGGTACTTCTTTCAACGTCTGAACATATTGCCAATTGAACCCGTTGCCTTGTAGCTGAAACTCTTTTCTACTATCGAAGTAAGAAGGGTATTTTTCAAAAAGGTTTTTAACCTCTTGGGGAACTCCTACTAAGTATTTTTCAGTAAAGAAAGTTTGAGTTTCTTTACGGGCTTTGTCGTATTCTTTTTGCTGATTAGCTGTTAACTTTACTGCTATTTCTTGCGCTTGTGTTTTTGTGATAATACTCATTTTGATAGATTTAATTATTAATTTATATTCTTTTAAATTCAATTCCTAATTTTAGTTTTGTTCTCATTTCTACATCGTGAAAATCGTTATGTTCTTTGCAGTCGCTTATACTTGTATAAATTTTCCCGTCTGATACCCTCATAACTTTAACGGTGTTTACTGCGATTCTTTTAGCTCCGAGCTTTCGCATTTTTCGGGGCTTTGGCTTCTTGACTTCTTTAGCTTCGAGCATAGACTTAAATACTCTTTTGTCGCCCTCGCTCCAAGTTTTTACACTCTTGCCCCACAACCTACTCGACGGGTGCTTTATCATCATTGCTCTAATATTCTCAATAGTAATCATTCTCGGTTCATTTTTGATTCGTAAATTATTTCGGTTAAAGTCCCGGTAAGGTAAAGCCTTTCATGTATTAAATCCTCTTGGTATTTATTAACTTTTTTGTCCTCAAGAACTAAGCCAAGGGACTTAACTACGTCCCTTATAGCGTTGTATCTTGTGTCGCACTCCGTGGCTATTTGCATGATGCTTTTACTTTCGCGAGTAATATTTTTGTTTGCCATAATATCCAAAATTCTTTGTTGTCGTATGATGCTCCCATCCGTCAAGGCTTTTTAATATATCGTTAATTTCTCTGGTGTTGTATCGACTCATGTCCTCTTTGGCTTTACCTAAACACTCGCACCAAATTTCCGCCATGCAAACAACGGTTCGAAGTTCTCCTTCGCTTGTCTTGCCTACGTCTAAATATTGGCGGCGTTCAAATATATCTTTCTCGCTCCAATCTTTAGGTAGTCGAGCATCGAGATAACTTTCTACAAGCCCCGTACGCTCGTCGGTCTCAGAGTGTTTGCTTTGCTCTTGTTTGGCTAATTGGTCGGCTTCTTTGCTTAAGTATAGGTTTTCGCCTTTCTTATATAGTTGCATAGCTTCCGCCCAAATTTGGTCAACTTCACTCGGTAAATCGTTAATAACGTGTTTGG